CACAAAAGAGACTACACAAGAAGAAGCAGCACACCTTCTTGATATCCTTAACTGCGATGATTCTATGATATGGGATAATGCAGATAGATGCGGAGTAGAAATTATTGAAGTACCAACAGATAAAACAAAAGATAAATGAAACAGACAGCAGTAGAGTGGCAACACATTGAGTTATCAAAATTTCTTTATGGAAAATCAGAATTTACAGACGCAAATGATATTCTAATTAAAGCCAAAGAAATGGAGAAGGAGCAGATGGTTGATTGGTATGCTACGGGGCAGGCAGATACAGTAAATATGTATGAGCAACACCTCAACAAAAACTCTAACACAAACGAGAAATGAGAGACCAATTTATGAGGATAGCGATGGCACGCCTCCGCAAGACCTATCCCTTCAAACCACAACGCAGAGCAGTTGCTGCTCGTATGTGGGTGGAACATCTTGAGCGTTATGCTATGCGTGATTGGGCAAGAAACGAAGAACTCAAAGTCAAGCAAGAGCAATGGGCTATGAATGAGGAGAAGATGAACAAACGTATGGACATCATCGGAACCAACGGCAACGAAGGCGAACACTATGAATAGACCCTTTGTTATTGCTTTTCACAAGCTCAATTCAGGCGTTGCCTATCACCGAGTGTTCGCCCCTCTGATTTGCCATCAGGAGGCGGACATTATGTTTATAGAGAAAATCACGGACGTTGAACCCGATATGTGGGCAAAGGTCACGCACATCTTTGCAAGCCGTGCATTTCCTGTTGAGCCGTTTGAGGACTTTGTGAAGCTCTGCCGCAAAGAGGGAATTAAACTAATCGTAGACCAAGATGATTGGTGGGTACTGCCGCCAACTCACCCCTTGCGTGGGATGTATGCTGACAAGATGCGTGAGCGCATTGTGCGCAGTATGAAAGCAGCAGATGAAGTATGGGTAACCAACAAGCACCTTGCCTCAAAGGTTAAGAAGTACAACACCAACATCCGAATCATTCCAAACGGAATCAGCGTACCAACTTGGCAGATAGAGCGAGAGCCGAGCGACAAAGTACGATTCGGTTACATAGGAGGCAACCACCATCAGATAGACGTAAGAGAATCAACAATTGACCTTGCAGGCTATGAAGCGTATGTTGCGGACGTGGACAACTACCCGCAGATGATGAACGCAGGATACACGCTTAAAACATTCCCACCGAATGCATACCATCGGCTCTACAACTTCTTTGACGTTAGCCTTGTGCCGCTTTCAACATCCGAGTTCGCAAAATGCAAATCACATCTAAAGATGCTTGAAGCAGGATTCAGCAAATGCGCTCTTGTAGTTAGCAACACGCATCCCTATTCACCCTACATCACAAAGGACAACTGCATAGCCATCAACCATCCTTCGGAATGGGCAGGAGCAATCAAGAGGTTAAACGACAACCCCAACCAAGTTGCTGATATAGCGGAATCGTTATATGAGTACGTGCAAGATTTTACAATGACCAAAATGAATGAACTCCGATGCTTTACATTGTAACCCCCTGCTCACGTCCTGAGAACCTCAAGAGGATAAAACAATACATTCCAAGCTACGCTACGTGGGTGGTGATGATGGATGCGTCAACTGACTTTAAAGAATCAACAGGCGCAAACGTAACCTACTACTCAAAGAACACAGGACATTGGGGACACCCACTACGCAACGAGTTCCTTGACCTATACCAAGACCAATTCACGCAAGATGATTGGGTATACTTCTTGGATGATGACAACATCCTGCATCCGAAGTTCCTTGAGGAGTGGAACAACCTAAACTCGCTTGACTCATCAATCGTAACTTGGGGACAAGAGGGAAGGCTCCGCCCAACCGACCAACCAAGAATCGGAAACATTGACACCGCATCTTTTATGTTCAAACCCTACCATCTGCCAAAGTTGCGCTTTGAGCAAACCTACGAGGCAGACGGAACCTTTGCACAGGCCGCAGCAAAGCAAGGCCCGCTTATCTGCGTAGACCAATATCTGTGCTACTACAACGCACTGAAATGAAGAACCACACAAAGGTCTACCTGAAGGGGATGGGATACGATGTAACGGACTTTATTCCGTGCGAGGTATGTCAATCAAAGGCCGTAGATATTCACCACATTGAAGCTCGTGGGATGGGCGGCAGCAAGCACGCAGACACCATTGAGAATCTTATGGCGTTATGTCGGCAATGTCACGTAAATTTGGGAGACAAGACCCAATACAAGGAGTTACTAAAAGCAACACACAACCACCATCTATCTAACCGAGTTATTTAATTATGAAACGAGTACCTATCTCACAGGTTATTCCTAACCCCACCAACCCACGCATCATCAAGGATGACAAGTTCAAGAAGCTTGTAAAGTCCATTGAGGAGTTCCCCGAAATGCTTGAGCTGCGTCCAATCGTAGTAGATAGCAATATGGTCGTGCTTGGCGGGAATATGCGCCTTAAAGCCTGTTTAGCGGCAGGATTGAAGGAAATACCCATCATTGTAGCCGATAAGCTTACGGACGCTCAAAAGGCCGAGTTCGTGATTAAGGACAATGTTGGCTTTGGTGAATGGGATTGGGAAATCCTTGCAAATCAATGGGAAGCCGATGCACTTGTTGAATGGGGGCTTGAGGTATGGCAACCTGCACAGGAGCCTGACTACTCAATCCTTGATGAGGAGGACTTGAGCGACCAACTTGATGAGATGACTGATGGCGTTAAGAAAGCCATTCAAATTGAATTTGAAGCCGAACACTACGAGGAGGCGCAAGCCCTTGTGAAGTTTTGGCGTGAGCGTGAAGCCTACATAGGTGCTATGATTATCGAATACCTGAAGGCCGAAAAGGATAAGTTGTGAAAGTTTTCTTAATGTACTATGACCGATATGATTCGGCTACGACATCAAAAATGTTGGACATAGAGCATTACGTTTTATGCCACGACAACAAAGAGCGTTTCACCTGCATAGGTGAGAAAGGAACACTCATACAAACCAACCAACCGAAAGGAATACAAAACAACTTCAACTTCGGCTTGAATATGCTCGAAGACGGGGAGTGGGGTATTTTTATGAGTGATGATTTAGTTCGAGCAAAATGGTATAACGGAATCAAGTTTGTAGAAACTGAAGTTCATCGTGTGGTAAACGAGCTGATAAAAATTCTACCCAAGTGCGATAAGATGGGCGTTAACCTTGTTGGCCTTGCGCCAAGTGACAACCCAACATTTGCAAGAGGTAAGAAATACTCAAAGTATGGCCTCGTGGACGGCAGGTGTTTTGCTATTAAAAAAACTGACTTTAGGTTTCACAACCAAATCAACACGATTCCTGATTACTACGCTACGGCATATCACTTAAACAAATACAAAGGGAATTTGATATTGAGCTACTGCTTGCTTGACTTCAAGCGTTACGCAGCCGATGGTCTTGGAACAATAGAAGCAAGAATCAAGGACAAAATGAAAGACGTTCGCATTATGTGCCAACTATTCCCAAACAACGTCAAGGTAAAAGATAAAATAGGCGAGCCAAAAGGTAGCCACATTGTAGTCACAAAATGAAAAAGATTGAACTGACCCCTGTACCACATAACGTCAAGATAGGCGACCAATGTGGGCAAATCACCCCAAACATCACGGAGGACTGCATCTTCACCTATGAAGGCCAAGCCGTAGGGTTCTACCTGCGTAGTCTTACCGACAAAGGTCAGCAGTTGGCAAACATCGCTAACCACGAGCTTCGCAGTAAAAATGTGCCAAAGACAATGATGGATAGAAAGCGTCCTGATGGCGTTGATGAGAATGGCAAAAAGAAATACCTTGTCGTTTCACAATACTCCACCATCATCGGCAGCGTGCCACCAAAGCCACATATGCGCAGGCCATACCCCACCATCAGCAGCGTACACGGGGTGAAGTCAGCACAAACCTTTATCAAGGCAATGCTGATGCTTTGCAAGGAGTCTGAAGGCATTATCCGTGATATTATGCCCGAGCAGTACGAAGCACAAAAGAAACTCCTTGAGCGCACCGACAAGAAGTGGCGGTTTGGTGACCTGTTTACAAGCAGCATCTCCAACTACAACATCCCTGCCCCTTTCCACCGTGATGCCGCCAATATCATCGGGGCGGTGAACGTAATCATCACCAAGCGGGAGAATAGCATTGGGGGCAACCTGAACATCCCCGACTACGGAGCAACAATCGACCAATGCGACAACTCCATCCTTGTGTACCCTGCTTGGCGCAATATGCACGGAGTAACGCCTATTGAACCAACAAAAGAAGGCGGCTACCGCAACTCGTTGGTATTCTACCCTCTAAAATCTTTTGAAAATGTCTAACAGAGTTGAACACACTAAAAGGGCATTGATTGAAGCAATGGAAGCCTCACTCGGTGTGGTGACAACCGCCTGCAAAAAAGTGGGCGTAAGCCGCACCACATTTTATGAGTACTACAAAACGGATGAGGACTTCAAGAATACAGTTGATGAGCTTGAAGCCGTTGCCCTTGACTTTGCAGAAAGCCAACTCCACGCCCAAATAATGAAGGGCAGTACCGCAGCCACCATCTTCTACCTGAAGACAAAGGGCAAGAAACGAGGATACATAGAACGCCAAGAGATTGAAGCCGTAGGCGGCAAGATGTTCCAAATAGAGGTGCTTGGAGAAGATACGGACCAATAAGGTATACAACCACCTAAAGCGCAGCGACAAGAAGATTATCGTTGAGCAGGGCGGAACTCGTAGTGGGAAAACGTACAACATCCTGCTATGGGTGATTTTCCATTATAGCTACTACGAAACCGACAAGACCATCACCATCTGCCGCAAGACGTTTCCTGCGCTGCGTGCTTCGGTAATGCGTGACTTCTTTGACATCCTGCGCAGCCAAGACCTATACAACGAGAACTTCCACAACAAGTCAAGCCACGAGTACTACCTGAACGGCAACTTGGTGGAGTTCATCAGCCTTGACCAACCGCAAAAGATACGAGGCCGCAAGCGGGACCTACTTTACATCAACGAGGCCAACGAGCTAACCTACGAGGATTGGCAGCAGCTCATCCTCCGTACCGAAGGCAAGGCCATCCTTGACTACAACCCTTCTGATGCGTTCCATTGGATATACGATAAGGTTGTGCCACGTGAGGACTGTGCCTTCTACCAAACCACTTACCTTGATAACCCGTTCCTTGATGCAGGGGTAAAGGCAGAGATTGAACGCCTGAAGGACACCGATGAGGACTATTGGCGCATCTACGGATTGGGTGAGCGTGGTATGAGCAGAGCCACCATCTTTCAGTTCGGACAAACCGACATACCACAAGATGCAACGCTCTTGGCATACGGACTCGACTTCGGTTACACGAATGACCCAAGCGCACTCGTGGCCGTGTACAAAGCAGGAGACAACCTGTACCTTGATGAACTCATCTACCAAACGGGGCTAACGAACCCCGACATCAGCAACCATCTCAAGTCCCTAAACCTTGACCGCAGGTCAGAGGTATTTGCCGACTCTGCTGAACCCAAATCTATTGAGGAGCTGCATCGTATGGGATGGAACGTAAAACCCACGCAGAAGGGCGCAGATAGCGTCATAGTGGGTATTGATGTGCTGAAGCGACACAAGATATTTGTGACCCCACGAAGCAACAACCTAATCAAGGAAATGCAGAACTACAAATGGGTAGAAGACAAGAACGGCAACCTCTTGAACAAACCAATTGATGCGTTTAACCACGCCATTGATGCGGTGCGCTATGCCACCTACAACAAATTAAGCCGTCCGAACTACGGACGCTATGCCATACGTTAAATTCAAAAGGTTATTTATTTATGGAACTCAAGGTAGTAGTACCCACCGACCTGTCGGAAATAACACTCGACCAATACCAACGCTTCGCACGATTGGAAGGCGATGAGGAGTTCTTGACGCATAAGATGCTTGAAATCTTTTGCAACGTGCCTCTTGCTCAATTGCCCAACGTAAAGTTCAAGAGCCTTGCAGGGGTGGTCAATCGCCTGAACGGAATGTTCAACGAGAAGCCATCGCTGAAGACAAGGTTCACTATTGGCAAACAAGAGTTCGGATTTGTACCAAACCTCGAAGACATCACCTTTGGTGAGTACGTGGATTTGGACAATTATATGAGCAGCACATCAGAACTGCACAAAACGATGGCGGTGTTATACCGACCCATCACACAGGACTTGGGCAAGCGTTACGAGATAGAGCCATACGAGTCAGCGCAGAAGTATAGCGACCTAATGAAGCAAGCACCAATGGATGTTGTATTAGGCGCAACGCTTTTTTTTTATCGTTTAGGAAGCGACTTACTCAACGCTACAATTCGCTCTTTGGAGAACCCGCAAACGAGTATAGCGCAGAAGCGCAGTTCGGACATAAGTGGGGTTGGTATTCTTCTTTCTACCACCTCGCTCAAGGAGATGTCACAAGGTTTGAAAGCGTGGGAAGATTGGGTGTTCACCAATGCCTCACCCTTCTCACATTTGACAAAGAAAAAGGAGACGTTGAGCGCAAGCAATTAGAAAAACTAAAGAAATGAGGCAGTTTTACGACATCACCACCAAGCTCAAGGACACCCTTGAAGCGAATAGTCAAGTCAACGTGGTCACCACAGGGGACATCTTTGATATTGACCTGAACAAGCAGACCATCTTCCCATTGAGCCATATCATTGTGAACCAAGCAACATTCGAAGGACAAATAGTCCGAATGAACGTGAGCTTGCTTTGTATGGATATTGTAGATGAGACCAAAGAGAATCTGCGTGACCAAGCAGAGCCGTTCTACGGAATCAGCAACGAGCAAGATATTCTGAACACGCAGTTGGCAGTCATCAACGATGTCATCACGGAACTCCGCAGAGGCACCCTATACTCTGACCTGTATCAGTTGGATGGTAGTGCAACCGCAGTTCCTTTCTCAGAGCGTTTCGAGAACCTGCTTGCGGGATGGACTGCTACGTTTGACGTGTTGCTTGCTAACACCGAAATCAGCATCTGCTAATGGCACGTCAGGAGTTGATATCTGCGGTGCTTATTAAGTTCGGTAAGTATGTCGTTCAGCAAGCAAGAAGCAACCTGACTAAAGGGAACCACAACTTTAGCAAGGAACTTTACAGCTCCATAAAATACAACATCTACTATTCGGGTGATAAGTTCTCGTTAGTTTTTTCAATGGAGGACTATGGTCAATTCCAAGACCAAGGCGTTAAAGGAGCAGGTGGTACAAGAAACACCACAAGTGCCTTTAACAGAAAAAATAACAAGGGTAAGATATGGAAGCAGAAAGCCCCTAATAGTCCGTTCCAATTCAAAAACAAAAAGCCACCTGTATCCGCATTCAAACAATGGGCAGAAAGCAAGGGACTAAATCCATACGCAGTAAGGGAATCGGTTTACAGGCAAGGCATTCCTGCAACGAAATTCTTTAGTACGCCATTCAGAATAGCGTATAATCGCCTACCTCCTGATTTGCTTAACGCATTTAAAATTGACCCCACCGACTTACAATGAGTGTACCTGTAATCGCAACCCCAAGCAGCCTTGCAATGGCTCGTAGTCCGCAGTTCATCACGGGCAAGAATAACGCCTTGACCAATGACCAACTTCAAGCAATGAGTTTGTCTTTGAGAATTGCTTCAGGTGCAATCCCAAGTGGAACTGCAAACTACACTTTGAGCAAGGACTACTCCATCAACCAAGTCATCAATTTTGAGGTGAGCGACCTTGTGCGCTCGGAGTTCTACCACGACTTCAGCATTTGGAATGATTTGGGCTTCACGCAAAGCCCACAGGGTGAGGTACTATGGGTTGTGCCTACGGGAGATTGGCGGTACTCAAACAACGGAGCAGCACCCGAAACCTTCACTTGGGCAACGGGTAGCACGTACAAATACCTCACTACGGACGGATGGGCTACGATGACAAACATCACCCCAACGTCAGTTACTCAATCGCTTCTTGCTACGTCACGTGAGCGTCAGGTATTGGTGACCAACTATGAGGTATTGCCCATCTACCAAAACGCAACCAACGAGGTCACGAAAGTTTCTATACTTTGGCAGGGCGGTGGTGCTGACAACGCATCAATCACAATCCCACCGAGCAACGATTCCCGTGATGCGGTGGTATACCTACCTGTTGGCCCTGCAAACCTTCAGAACACTACGGTGTGGGGTAGTTCAATCAAGCCAAGCAATAACGTAGGTGCTGACACCTATGATGTAGAGTTGACGTATGCAAGCGGTGCAACCGCAATAATCGCAACATACAAAATCATCTGCGAGCCAAAGTACACGCCATATCAAATCGCATTCATCAACCGCTTTGGCGTTGCTGACTTTATCACCTTCTTCAAGCGCAGCGATGAGCGTGGCAACTTCACGCAGGACACCTACCAAAAGAGCATCTACAACGATGGCTTCACAACTCCTTCATTGGAGGTAGGCAAGTACACTTCGTTCAACGTGAACTCACGCAATAGCCTCACGCTAAACACGGGCTTCGTGGATGAGGACTACGATGAGACCATCAAGGACGTATTGATGAGCGAGTATGTTGCGGTGCTTGAAAACAATCAATGGATTGCGGTTCAGCCTGAACGTGGCAGCATTGAATACCAAAAGCACATCAACCAAAAGCTCATCAACTACACCCTGACCTTCAATTACGCATTTGACGAGCGCAGTTTAGTACGATGAACAAAGTTGACCTCTACGTCAATGGCTTTCGCCTTGACCTGTTTGATGATGAAGAAATCACCATCAACCTATCGGTGCAGAATGTACAGGACATCAGCAAGGTGTTCACGGACTTCACGCAGGGCTTCACTATTCCTGCAAGCCCACGCAACAATGAGATTCTTCAGCACTACTACAACTCCAACATCACAAGCTCGGTCATCACAACTGAGACAGGTGGTTCACCCGTGTGGAATAGCATCGGCATCACTTGGAACACTTGGTCTACGGCTTGGAATGCGGGTGCTGCAAGCACAAGCGTAGCCAACACATTTGATGGACGTTTACGTCAGCCCGCAAGAATCGAAATCAACTCCTTGCCATTCCGCACAGGGGTAGTAGAGATTGAGAACGTGCAGCTTAAAGGCACGGAACCCTATGCGTACACTCTTACGTTCTACGGGGACTTGGTCAGCCTAAGCGATTTGTTTGGCGATGACTACTTATATGATTTAGAATTCCCTTCGGAATACAATCACTCCTATACTGATGATGCGGTATACGACCGATTGACTACCGCAGCTTCTGCGCCTGTGTTCTATCCGATGATGAGTCCCGTTGACAATTGGTACTATGATTCGGATAGCGGAGCAAAGGATGACCCGAACCTTCACTACAAGGGAACCAATGAAGACCACGGTATCCATTGGTATGAATTGAAGCCCGCACTCAAGGTCACGGCTGTGTTGGATGCTATCGAAGCACAATACGGCATCACCTTCACGGGTTCGTTTTTGAGTGCAACTCCGTTTGTTGATTTGTCGTTATGGCTGCATAGGTTTGAGGGCTACTTATTTGGTGGCGGAAATGACATTGCTTGGCAACTCATAAACTTCAACACGCTTACATCAGGTTCTGACTTTAATCTTGCAACCGACACTTGGACGGTAGCAGCAGGCGGAGTATTCACGGTCACAGTTGGAATGACAAACGTGAACGCAGACTATGAGGTTGGCTTGTTTGCAAATGGTCAACTTATTGGCTCTTACAAAAAGTCAGCTCACCCAAGCACAACGAGTTTTGGTGTTTTGTCAAACGTAGCAGCATATCAAGGTCAGACAATTCAGTTGTTTATTAGGCCGCAGAACATTGTCAATTCTTTGACGTACCGCTGCTCGTACTACGATGCAGTAGATGCAACTCCGACTACAAGATTCTTGGTTAGTCAGTCAACATCTGCAACCTACACCTTTGAGGTAATCATCCAAGACCTGATGCCTGAAATTAAGGTCAAGGACTTTTTGGCAGGGGTATTGCGGATGTACAATATGGTGATTGTGCCAACCACATCAACAAGCTTCTTGCTTCAGCCGTTGGATGATTGGTACGCATCAGGAACTGACCAAAACCTTCAGACATATCTTGACATCACCGAATACGTTGTCAATCGACCACCACTATTCCGTGAGATTGAATTCAAATATCAAGAGACGGAACAAATACTCGGTTACCAATACAAACGTCTCTACAACACGGGATATGGTGACTTACGAGCATTCTTCTCGTTTGATGGTGATGAGTTCATCATTGACCTTCCGTTTGAGTGTCCGTTGTTTGAAAGGCTAACCGACCAACATACGGGTGCATTAACAAACGTACTCGTTTACAAGAGCATCACAAGCGAAACAAATGAGGAGGGTAAATTCAACCCTTACTTGGGCGCACCTATTTTGTTTTACGGATATTTTGCTGACTACGACATTAGCGGCAATCCCGTTGCGTTTGTAAACTCTGACAATGCAACAAGCCGAAGAGTTGATGTCGCTTGGTATGCTAATACGTCAAACCGCTATGCGGGTGTCGGTGTGTCTGATAGCATTGTATTCGGTAGCGACCTTGACCCGTTCTATCTGCAAAGCGTGAACTCAAACTTGTACAATGACTATTGGAGTGACTACATTGTAGACCTGTACGACAAAAAACGCAGGCTTGTGCAGGTGGATGCGGCATTGCCTCTCGGCAAAATCATCACAATGGATTTGAAGAATCCAATCATTTGGAACAACCAAAAGTACATCGTGAACTCAGCACAGGTGAATATGACAACGGGTAAAGCAACATTCGAACTCCTCAACGTAGTATGAAGCCAAGTTATTTAGGTTATTTGATTGAACTCTTGCAGTT